AGGGTTGATCAAATGCAACCTGCATATGCACCATCAGGTACATAATGGATTGGTCTCACCCATATTGGAGATTCGCTGAACGTTGGAACGGACGTTTAGCAATGGTCGGTGTATTAGGTATCATTATTCTCTTGACAACAAGGTAGAAATACCTATATAATACAGAGAGTATAATTACCTAGTCACATGCAACAGTTAATTTTCGTCGGGGTTTTAGCCCTCGTAGCATATACAAATGTCGGATCTCTCGTTCTTCAATAATATCCTGATTAATACACCCCAATCTGCACATGGGTTGTTAGAGTTTGGATTTTTTATTTGTGTTGGTATTACAGCGGGATCATTGGGTCTAATATAGTGATAGTATAATATAATACGGTTTCGCATAAATTAAATGGCAACGTATACTATTACACTTCAATCTCCAGATGGTACAGAAAATACTTTTGACTGTGATGAAGATACTTTTATCTTAGAAGCAGCAGAAGAAGAAGGTTTGGATCTTCCTTCTTCATGTAGAGCAGGTGCATGTTCAGCATGTTTAGGTAAAGTGTTAGAGGGTTCAGTTAACAATGAAGAACAATCTTTCTTAGACGAAGATCAATTAGAAGAGGGATGGTCTCTTCTTTGTGTTGCTACTCCAGAATCTGATTGCGTAATACTTACGGAGCAAGAAGAAAACTTAGAGTAATTAATGAAGGACAAAAAAGCAGCAAAAAAATTATTAAAACTTGCAAAAGAACATCCAGAGTGGTATAGTGAAGAGGATGTTAGATATGCTAAACAAGTTAAATGGCTTATCAAACAGGAAAAACAAGAACAAAATGAATGACTGAAGACACTTATTTTCCAGAAAAACTGAAGTTACGGCAAGAAGTACTCAAAATTCTTATGAACAAATATGGTCATGAGAATAACAACAGGGCAATCTATGAATGTGCTGATGAGTGGGTGAATAAGTATGTTATAAGTGCTGGTGTAGTTGATTACTATCATGCTTATAAACAGTCCTTTATAAATAAATCACTTGAATTATAAAAATGCAAAAATTAATTAATGTACTTGCTGTTGCGTCTGCTGCTGTATCTGTTGCCGTTGTTGGTAGTGGGTTATATGTATACGTCAATCGCGCATCCATCATTGATGGAGTTAAATCTCAAGTTATGGAAGCAGTTACTGGATCTCTTGGGGGTTTAGGTGGTGGTAGTCTTGGTGGAGATCTTCCCATAGGTACTCCCGACCTTGTACCATCAACACCACAAGCATCTTCTCCTCTTTCTCCTGGTGAAATATCTAAGTTCTAAATAATAGAGCCTTGCTCTATTTTAATGACTGACCCAGTAAAGAAAGATGATAAGAAGAAAAGTGCTTTTGGTAAAATAAAGGATGCTATATTACCAGATCAAGAAGAACAAGCAGCAATCATATCTACTTTTGTGAGGCTTGGTGTCTTGGTTTGGTCAGGAGGAATATTGACTCTTAATTATGTGTCAATTCCAGGTGTACCGCAACAGAAAATAGATCCAACTTTTATAGCTTCGGTTTTTACAGGAGTTTTAGCTAGCTTCGGAATTCAGACAGCATCTAAGAAAGGTGATGGAACTATGAAGATGCAGAATGGTAATGGTTCAATATCTAAAGCAGATATGGAGAAGTTGATTGAGAAAGCAACTCAGACCGCACCTGCTCAAACAATAAGAATTGAACAAGCACCATTACAGTTAACAGCTCAAACACCTAAGAAAGAAGAACCACCATTTAAAATGTAAGGAGGTAACTATGTCTTGTAACGATCATGAAAAGATGAACCCAATAGTTCATCGTTTATATCATTTGAAAGAGTGGGATAAGAAAATGGCAAAGAAGATACAGGACAAGTTTAACTTGACTGATTATCAAATGCTTTGTCTTGCATTTGCAAAAGGATTTATTATTGGAGCAATTCTTTTATGACCCAATCACTTAAGTGGGTTTTTAGACTCATCTTTATTGTGGTTGGTTTTGAATTAGCAATAGTATCTTCTACTATTGCTGGTTGTTTTTTTACTGATAAGTGTGATCAAGACACCAGAGAAGGTATTGAACGCACGATGAATAGTTTAGCAACTAAAGCATTTGCATTATATGCTGCAGAGAAAGCAGGACAGGCAAATGAAGCAAATAAAAAGGAAGTATGTCCTAAGTGTGGTGAATAATGGAACTAAATGATTTAAATGTGAATAATGTATTGGATGAGATACGTCCTTATATCGAAGCTGATGGTGGGTATCTTGAATACATTGCAATAGATTACCTTGATGAAGGTCCTATTGTTATGGTAAGAATGTTAGGTGCTTGTGCAGGATGTGTTATGAGTGCTCAGACAATGACTATGGGTATTGAAAAATTAGTTAAAGAAAGATTTCCAGAAGTTAAAAGAGTTATATCAGTATGATGACATTGTTCGTGAGTCCACACACAAATAGGTAATAATTACTACTTTATGCTATAAATATTGTTAGTATGGGATTGAAAAGATCATGCCCCTAACACAACAAAGACATTACACTGTAGGTTATCACGACTTACAACATCATAAGTATGAAATATGTGAGTATGCTATGAGTGCATACGATGCAATAGAGCACAGTAAAGAGGATGTCCCTTTTCTACAAGGGCATCCTCATTTTATTGACTACTGCAATAACGAAGAGATTGATAACTTCTCTCGTCTCAGATTTGCAGGAATTCCTATTGGATGTTAAAATGAAAAATGACAACTTAAAACACGAAATTATGTGGTGGTTAAGTAGACTCACGATAATGATGACATCATTATTTCTTTCTTTTACATTAGCATCATCAGCATATGCTGGAGTTATTCACGTTGAGTAATACGTTTACTTTTACTGATGAGGAACTTCAGTGTATAAGAGTGTGTTTACAAAATGCACCAACACCATATCATATATCTAAGAAGAAGATAGTAGCAGATCTGGTGAACAAGGTTGGAGAACCAATCATAGAGGAGCATCCACCTTTGGAGATACCTAAGTATGATTTAACACAATATGGAATAACAGATTAGTTATGGATTACAAAACTTCGGGAGTTGACATTGAAGCAGGGAATGCTTTTGTTGAAAAACTTAGAGAGAAAGCACCAGGTATTGGTGGATTTGGTGGTATGTTTAAAGTACCTGATGGTTATACTGAACCTGTTTTAGTATCTGGCACGGATGGTGTAGGTACTAAGATGAATATAGCAGGAGTTTTTAATGACTATACAACTATAGGACAAGACCTAGTTGCTATGTGCGTTAACGATATTATTACCTGTGGTGCTAAACCATTATATTTTTTAGATTATGTTTCTACTCAGAAGATAGATGACAACGTTGCTGACATCATGGTTGGTATCCTTAAGGGATGTGAGATAGCAGGTGTAGAATTAATAGGTGGAGAAACAGCAGAGCATTATAGACAGAGTGATTATGACCTTGCAGGATTTTGTACAGGTATTGTAGAGAAAAAGAAAATTATAGATGGGTCAAGTATTAAACCAAGTGATATAGTTATAGGATTGCAAAGTAGTGGTATTCATAGTAATGGATATACTCTTATAAATGATATGTTATGGAGACAGAAGATAAATTATAGAGATCTACCAGAACTTCTTACTCCTACCAGAATCTATACATCAGTAGTGAAGAGATTATTAGATGAGGTGGATACTGTATATGGTATGGCACATATAACTGGAGGAGGAATCCCTGAGAACCTTCCTAGATGTCTTCCAGAGGGTCTTAAAGTTAGAGTTGATTATAACTCTTGGAGACTACCTATAATATTTCAGGATATTATGTCGGCAGGTGAAATACCAGAAGAAGAAATGAAGAGAGTATTTAATTTAGGTATAGGATATTGTGTGATAGTTCCTGCTAACACTTCAGAACTTACTAGGGATATTATTCGTGATGAGGGTATAAATTGTTGGGAGATAGGGGAGGTGTATGAGTGAAGTAGTATGGTCTGTAAATATAATGTGTGCCATACTACTCGTAGCAGTAGGAGTTGTAATTTACTACATATTCATGTATGATACTTGGTATCCTAATGAGCAAAGAATTGAAAATAGCAGTCTTAGAGACGCAAGTGGAGAGATTACTGGAGAAACAGAAGGAACTCACTGAAAGAGTTCGCGCAAATGAGAAAGTAGTTGCTGCTATAGGTCTTTTGGGATCTATAGCAGTTGCTTTTATTGGTGCAGGTTATTTTATTCCAAAGGCAGAAGCATGTAGTCCTCGTTTAGATGGTGAACCTACTTATTGTCCAGATTTTGATGATGTATTGGTTAAAGATTTTAAAGAGACTATAACAGATAAATCATTTGATGAAGAATATGTAGATCAGTTTACTCATAGTATTACATTATATGATTCAAGATATGATGTAGCACATATGGGTCATTCATTTCCTACAAACGAGTGGATACAGAAAATTAGAGATCATGAATCAAAAAAGAAAAGAACCAACCCAGAGGATTCTATAAATAGTGCGTTAGAAGATATGGAGATCGATTATGGGAGCGATGACCCCACCGTCGAGGAAGAGTTGTTACAACTTCCGAGTGACGGAAATAAATAAAGTTTTGGACGGAGACACGATAGATGTCACCATCGATCTTGGATTCGATTTATTCAAGAAAGAACGGGTAAGAATTGCGGGAGTGGACACACCTGAGAAGAGGACTCGTAATTTAGAAGAAAAGGAGTTAGGAATACATGCTACCAACTGGCTTAAAGAAAAATTGGAAGGAGCTATTAGTGGGGATGACGATCTCGTTATCCGTACTGAGCTTGTGGGCGGCACTGGGAAGTACGGACGGTTACTGGGGTGGTGTTACATCGGGGACGCCGAGTTATCACTCAACGAACAAATGATTACTGAAGGTTATGCTCATGCTTATGATGGAGGAACCAAGGACATGAACCTTGAGGCACTCCGTGAGATACGTAGAGCACACGGTACATTAAACGAGGGTTAAACATGGAACCAACAGAAAAGGAAGTAGCAGAAGCTCAGATGAATGATGTGTTTCCAGCACTTGCACGTCTTGAGAAATCTGTATCTGATAATAAAGAGTCTATTCAAGAACTCTTTAGTGATAATTCTCTTGCTGAAGAAATTGATAAAATTAAAACAGCACTTATAAAACATGGTATTCTGACACCATAATGGACATACAGAAAATTACTAGCACAGGAACAGCAGTTGCCGTCATAGGTGGTGGCACTTTTATGGGTGGTAATTATGTTGTTGATCAAGCAACTGGTGGTCCTGAGAAAAGAATTAAAGCAAAACAATCAGAACTTCAACTCATAGTAAGAGAAGAAGTTCGTAGTGCTCTAGCAGAGATGCTACCTACATCAACAGGCGGTGTTGTTAGAGTAGATCAACCAAAAGATTATAGAAAAGAGGTTCCTAAATGATTTTTTCAGTATTAAATGTTGTAGAGGCTTGGAATGAGATCTCATGGACAGATGCTATTCCATTTATTCTAGTATTAATTGGACTTTACTGGGTTAAAGTTAAGATTGATACATCTGCTGGTCTAGGTAGAAAGAAAAGTAGACAGTTGAAAAAGATTATTGTTGAGGCAATTAAAGAATCAAAGGTTTAATTATTTCTTTTTATGTTTTGCAAAGTTAATTCCAACTAAACCTTTCTTTACTCTATATTCATTTGTTCTTAATTCAGATTGAGAAGGATGATAAGGAGTCTTACCAAGTAACTTATTGACTTTACCTAATACCTGTTTAATTGCAGGTCTAAAAACCCTTAGTAGTAAATCTGCTAGGGGTTTTGCTAATAGTGCAGATGCACCAGCGACAGTAGCTATTGCAGCTGTGGTCGTTGCAACATTAGCACTTGGTAGATATGCTTCTACTACACCAATATCTTCATATAATATCACACAGATTTCTTTTTTAGGATTCGCAGGATCTTTTTGTAATTCATATCCAGATACTTTTTCCTTTTGGTTTTGTGCTACATCACCTATACGTGGAGCATTGGGACCAGGACATGGAACTTCTTCATCACCTGTCTTGGGAATACTTGGGGTCTCTGGTGTATTAACTTCTGGTTCAGGTGGTGGAGCAACAGGAGGTGCTTTACTTTCATATGTCATCTGCAATTGTTCTGGTTCATAATTCATTGCATCATAAGAA